GTATACACAAGGCTAGTAGGGAATCGAAACCTTAGTGCTGAAACGAAAAACCTTATAGATTACACTCTACAGGGCCATATCGTTTATAGAGCACATGGTGGGGAAGTACCATTGATAGGAGCCAGTGGTGAGGAGCGTAATGCTCATCATTATCGTGCGTTTGTTGCCGCACAAATTAAGAGTGTGATAGACGAGTGCAACCGCACAACAGTCCAGGCATTTCTTGATAAGTGTGGCAACTTCACCAATTGGGCCTATTATGGAATTATGGCCGGTGTATTAACTGAATTTGCACCAAACTTGTCGCGTTATTGGGCTGCACAGATAGTGCATGCAAAGAAGGCACTGCGACAAGCGTATGTGAATGGGCACAAGCTTTCAGATGAGGATGAGCTCATGGTGAATGCTCTATCGGCAGAGATTAAACGGGAGTTGGCCAAGTATGGTAAAGCCCCCCGCTTATTTGTGTCGTATGGAGCTGGTTCCATGTATTGCTCTGAATTGCCAGAGTTTGTGAAGGTGTGTTTTGATGGGGAACACGTCGTGAAGTATGGAGACGTCACGATGATTATCAACATAATGAGTAAGCCAAAAACTGAAAGTATGCCTACAATTTTCAATAGGTTATATTCGGCATTATCATCAAGCAATTATGTATATTGTGCCATTTTTTCTGATGATATGGTGTTGGCTGGTGTCGTTAATGGATGTCCTTTTTGTAATAATTTGGACATTTCCTCAAATGATTCATCGCAAGATGTACCAGCTTTTTTGGCGCTTTATTGTTGCATGCGCAACTTTTCACCATCGCGTGCTTTGGGACTTATTAAACAGTGTTTGCAACCAATTACGATCAGGGCACCTGAGGATCGTGATGTCAAGGTTGTTGTGAAGTTTAAGGGTCCGTTCGAGGGTTCTGGTACTGTGCTGACTAGTTCCTTGAATCACTTGGGGTCTTTCATGATTGCATGTTCATCTCTTCCTTATTTATGTGGGGCTCATAATGAGGATGAGATTAATAATGCATTCATACAGGGTGCAGCACTGGTAGGGCATGTAGTTACTAACGACTCGTGCATGCTCCACGGCCATTTGATCTTTTCTAAGGTTCAGTTTTTGAAGAGATCACCATTTAAATTACCTACTGGTGAGTTTAGTAGCTTTACCAACTTGGGTTGTATATTACGTGGTTTGGGTAGAGTTGAAGATGATCTTGATCATATCAAGTGTTCAATCTCACATGCCCAATTCGTAGGTATGACTCATGAGCAGCGTATAAACTTGTATACCAGCAATGTGATTAGAGGATGGAAAAATGAGCCAACCAACCCAATCATGGCGGCTTTGAGACAGAGGTTTAATTCCAGCAATGCTGAGATCACCCCTGATTCAATTATCCATGTCGCACCAGCCGACCATGACCTTTCAGTTTATGATAACACTCAGGCATTGTATGAGCGTTACGGACTCACATCTGATGAGATGTTCGAGTTAGTACAGGTTATTATGAACTTGAAAGTTGGGCATTTAAGTCGTACCGTCGCTGTGGCCAAGATAATGAACGTCGATTATGGCGTCCCTTACAATGGCTAAGTGATAGTGGTGGAGGGGGCTCTTACCTGGTTGAATACTGAATTAATTATTAGTTTGTTGTACATTTTTAAGTCATAATTAATTCGTTTCCGACGGAAGAGGATCCACCCAGGCAGTTTTCAAATCATGTGTGACATAACTGCATAAAGAAATGTATAGCACATGTGGCAGCT